GGAGGCAGACCTTGTCCTATTGTCTCGCGCTTATCACCTGAGAGCAGGCGTGGCGCTATAGTCTTTGGCTTTCTCTTGGACGGCATCTCGAATCCTAGTTAACCTGACGTTTCATCCAAACTTCTATGAGGGGTAGAAGTTGTGCAGTCGTCGCGCTCGCGCAGTAGAACACATTAACGTCCTGCGTCTCATCGACTTCCTGAAAGAGAAACAGGGCAAACCGCATATTGACCGGCAGCGTATCCTGTATCTTCGACGCAAGGATAGCCATGAGTTCTTCAGTCGTCGCGTCGCGCTCCTCGAACTTGTTGACGTCTGGGTTGTGTTGTTTCTTATCAGCGTCATCAGTCATCGGTTCGTATACTCAATGTGGAAGTGACGACCTGTCTGACAGTGGACAACTCTGAGCCTGTTAGTGTTGATACCCTTGAGCGTCATGAAGTACAGCACTTCCCTTGCACGTTCCTCCGTGGGGTATGGAGTCTTGTTGCAAGGTCTTACAATAGCAAGGGCAGAGGGACGGGCTTTCTGTTGCAGCATAGAGTTCTCCGTTAAAGTTAGCAGTTAACAGTCTTACCCGAATCTCGTGCGATACAGCCTCCTTTATCTTAACTTGGATTCCAGCAAACGGAATCCCCATTGTTAAGTCTAACACAGCTTTATGCAAAAGTCAAGCGGTGAGTCCTAGTAAATGTCATACTCAGGGAAGCTAATGTCTGTGAGAGTCGCATACACCTGACGCTCGTTGACCATAGCATCCTTGAGTGGATAGGGCAGAGCGATATAGCATGGAGTACAAGCCACGCCATCCTCATAGTCCTTGCCTTCACCTAAGTCTGCGTTCTCGAACTTGTTTACAGGGACCATATGAGTCTTGAAGCGAGAGTAATACTTTATCTCTCGTGTATCGTCGTACTTGTAGATGGGCATATCTTTAGCCCTTCTTCTCCTTCTTCTCTTTAAGGCGACGCTTTATCTCTTTCTCCATAGACTTAGAGACATTGCCTACGAGCATAGTCTTCTTAGTCTTCATGAGGCCCGACGTTATGTTCGAGGTCTTTCCACCCACTATTCCACCTTTCCTATCGGTCGGTCACAGTCTGCGGACAAGCTATAAAAGAACGACTCGAAGTCTGAGCGCGCATCCCTTAAGCCTACGACCGTGATGATGTTCTCCACTCGCTTATGGCACTTGTTGCAGTGGCCAGAGACGATGATGATACGCGCGCCGACGAGTCGTTTGACCTTCTCCCAGGACTTGAGTTGAGAAAAGGAGAAGAAAGGAAAGACGTCCAGCTCAGACTTCTTTTGTGGCATATTTTTTCTTCATCTCCTCTAGGAAAGCTATAGCAGACTCTTCATCTGGGACCAATCCCATCTTAATTAGACGTTTAATGTTTTGTCTACCTACTAGTCTAGGCTGATATCCTTTAGGCTTTGGAACTCTAGGTATTATCCCCTTTTTAAGTCTATACTTACGATTGCGCTCTACGAGCTGTTCATCTATATATCCCGGTTTATACTCAGGGTAGTCATATAGCTTGACTTCGTTATCTATAAAGGTCTCACATTCTGGACCCCTATAGACTGCTTGACCTATGCTTGCTTGATGTAGAAAGTCGAGGCGAGCATCATAGTTAGTATAGTCAAGTTCATCTATCGTAGGTATACGTCCTGGACCTACCTTTATCAACTGCCTATCTTGTTTCCTAAAAATAGGATGCTTACGATAGGTTACTTGAAGGACCTCCCCTAAACCAAAGTCCTCTGGATGCTCGCCCCGTATCATGGCTTATCTCGAGTTGACAGCTTCGAGTGCGGCGATAAGTCTAGGAAGCGCCTCATAAGTAATGCTGACAGAGTAGCCTTCGTATTCGTCTCCGCCCTCTTCCCTAACTTCCACTAGACTGACGTATTCCTGCTCAGGCTTAACTTCCAGGTTATACGTCGCGACCTGCTTGACCATGATTGGTTCCATAAAAGCTCCTCTCCACTGGCAAAAGGGGAGTTGCAGTCCTCCCCTAGTCCAGTCTAGCTATGACTCCTACCGCTTACTACCTAACCTCCAGCGATTCAGTCCCTTCGACGCGAGAACATCTGCGAGCTGCTTCATAAGACTCGCCTCATCCCACTTGCCTTCCTCGTAGTCCAGAGTGTTCGCCATGTTCTTGCGCTTCTCTTCGACAATCTGAGTCAGGAAGTCGTCGATGGTTCCAGCAGCAATAAGGTATGTCGCCATAACCTTGCTCGCTGTAGACCCTGGCCTGGGGAAACGTCCTTCCGCCTGCTCTTCTGTAGACGGATTCCACTGACGTTCCATGATGAGGCAGTGTGAGCAGAATTGCAGGTTAAGACCCGTTCCTGCTGCTCCAGTCGCGGCAATCATAATACGATTCCCCGGCTTCTTAAACTCCTCGACCATCTCATCGCGAGCGTTCACGTCGAGTTCTGCGCTGTAGTAGAGAGGAGGATTATACGCTCCCTCTGCCATCGTCTTGGAGAGCTTCTCGAGCAGATGGACCGCAGCCTTCTTATGGTGCAGGAAGACTACGAGTTTCTCGTCGTTCTCAGTGCTCAGCAGGAAGTCTTCGATGAAGTCGTTGGCCGCATTGACCTTCGCGACTCCCGTGATATGGCGCATCCTCGAGAGATAACCAAGAATATCTGTCGTGTTCTTCAGCTTCTTGATATCATCCATGTAGTCCTGGAACTCTTTGACTACTGCGATGTATTCTTTGAGGAAGTCGTTATCTTCCATCTCTGCTAACTGGAACGTCCTGAAGACCTTAGGCAGGTCCGGCAGCACATCCGCGCGCTTATACCGGATGATGAAGTCTTCAGTCAGAGCCTTAAACGCTTGTGGATTCTTAAGGCCGCCAATCTTACCTGACTCCGGAGAGACCTCACAGTGACGCAGCTTAAACTGTGCCTCAACTGGGAAGAGTTCAGGTCGCACGATGTTGAGAGTAACAAAGAACTCTCCAGCGTGCTTCTCGATATTCGTCCCTGACATGCAGATGACGCGCGCCTTCTTCCCGCCGTTAGCGAGTTCGGCTATCTTACGGAGTGCTCGAGTCCTGGCAGAAGCCGTATTCTTAATCTTGTGGGACTCGTCTACGCAGATAAACTTAAACTTGCCAATAAGCTTATCGTCCCACAGTGGCTTCTTCGTCACCTTAACAGGCTGGTTGCTATCCCAATCCCATTCCTCCTCGACTCCACCAACGTCTGGCCTGAGAAGTCTAAGAGTATCGACGCTGACCAGAACGATTGGGAAAACTTCGAACATCGGCTTATCGTTGCTGGACGTAATAATCTGTGGCATGATGCCAGTCCAACGAACAATCTCTGATGCCCACTGTGGTCTGAGTCCTGACGGGCAAACAACCAACGCTGGAAGCAGGTCCTTCTTGTTACGAAGGATAAGCATACACGCGATGATGGTCTTGCCTAGTCCCTGCTCGTGAAGGATAAGACCGTTGCAGTCCGCCTTCTCCATGAAGTAGGTCGTATCCCACTGATATTTGAAAGGCTCACGACCATCCTTGGACACGATAGCCACATCCTCTGCCTCTGCTTTGGCTTCGAGGATAAGTTCGTGTCCACATTCGTTCGTGATGTAGATATAACCTTCGTTGGTATATCTGGAGATTTCCTTGACGGTTTTGCCGCAGTTAATGCACTTGCGGACTAAGATTGTTGATGCCATAGTCTAGTTCGATTCTCCGCGACCGTACTTCTCGTTAATGTAGTTGAGAGTCGCTTCGTCCAGCTTATTCGTAACTTTATAACGCTCGATAAGCTGGTCATAGCCAAAGTTAAGGCCGTGGAGCATGTCGATGCCAGTCTTAATAGCAGCAGCGAGAGCCTTGACTTTCTTAGGCTTATCTTCGCCCGCTACACCAGAAGCTTTGGCCTTTTTCCGTGAACCGTCGGGCTGGACTCTGGAGTTATGGTCTTTCCAGATACGGGACAGGGCAATCTCTGCCTTCTTCCGCTCAGTCTCATTGCCATTCATGATGACCAAGTTGAGTTCGGCCTGATAAGCCTTCAGTTCCCACTCTTTCCAGAACGCTGCGTCCTGCATCTTCTCGATATGGGCCAGAAGCTTATCGGGGTCGGCCTTGCAGTTTTCGCGCGCCTCACGAGTTATTTCGCGCCAGAACTCTGCGAGCTTTGTATGTCCCAGCTTGTCGAGGAGCTGGTCTTCGCTAACCGTCTCTTCGACTACGTGCTGGTTAGCCCATGGACCTGTTGCCATCCCGCGGATAGCTGTCCTCTTTATCTTGCCTTCGATGATGTCGCGTGAGTAGGCGGGGTCTGAGAGGAGTTCTGAGACCTCTTCAGTTGTTATCGGAGAAGCGTGGATTGGTGTAGGGTCGATTCCAGGTCTAGCTTCTGCGTCCGCACTTGGAACAGACAATGACTGGTTTGGATTGCCGTCCTCGTGAGTCTCGGTTGAAGACGTAGGTTCGTTCGAGGTCTCCACCACACTTTCGGCAGATATCGGTTCCTTCCCGACGCGCTCTATCTTCTGGTCGCTGACCTGCGGAACTATCTTCTGCGAGTCGAGTATCTCTGTCGTCGATAAGTCCTTGTCCCATCCTCTTGTCTTCTCCTCTAGCATCTTATCGAAATCGTCGTCGGGGAAGAAGTCGCTATCGTTACCGTTTTTGTGTTCCATCCTCTTATCCTCTCTGTCTGCTAGCTCTTTGGCCTGCTACCGTATCCAAGTTCGGCCAGTGTAACAGGAACTATCTGGGCTACGCTGTCGTCTGCCTTTCGCATCGTCTTATTAACGCTAAGCTCACGGCTTATGCTAGTCGATGGAGTGCAGATAAGGATGTTGTCTGGTGCGTGTTCGCCTTTATAGTCGATATCGACCCACGCATAACCAGCCGGAGCAGTCTTCCAGACACAGCCATCTTTCCATGCTGTAATCTTTCGGAGTTCTCTCAGTCCTTGGTATTTCATCTTATCTCGTTTCCCCCTTTCAGTCTTGAGCAATCCCCTAACAAGCTAGGCTATCGCCCATCCATTATTTTACGCTTACCATATACGAAAGTCAACGACAGAGAATTGACGCCTTATGTCAATTTCTTGACGCTATAACCATATACAACTATAAGGTATGCTTGAGTTCAAACCTTATAGGCATATACAACTAAAAGGAGTCCTGGAGCCTCTCATTATAGCTTGATGTAACGATTAGGGCTCGAGCGCAGACAGCAAATGATGGTTATCTATAACTGTTCGTCTGCCGAACACTTAAAACGGTATTCTTAGGACTATTTGTATGTTATAGAGGAATACCTTAAGCGCGCGTCTTATTAGCTGCATAGGCTTATCTCTATGGTATCTAGATATCTGGTGTATAAGCCAGCCGCGCTCATATAGGTCGTAAATGTCTATAGTCCCTGCGGAATAAAGAGCCATAGATAACAGAATATGAGCAATAGAATGGCAGTTCGGACATAGTAATATCTTGTTAGCTTCTGTGTCGTCTCCACCATGCCCTTTAGGACGAATATGATGACTATGCAGTCGCTTACGATGGTGATAACGGAAAGCAAAGCCACAGGCCTCACAAGATATGTCCTTATCTCTCATACTCCTAGTATATCATCTATCTGGAGTTTCGTCCACCAGCAGTTATCTCTACGGCCCAATTATCGACACAGAAGTCTTGTATGCAGTTCTCTTCTGATATCTGAGCTTCTAGTCCTTTCTTCCTCATCTTCTCACACCACCGCTGATAATTGTCCTCTATGATTTTGGTAGCTGTAATAGTCTTTCTACCACTTGGTTCATCGTACATAAAGACTCTTGGCATCAATCCTCCTTGATAGGATATAAGCTAGATAGGAGCTGGTCTACAGTATCGCCTTTAGGCTCGTTCTTATTGTTATGGTCAAACTCTATCATTTTCAGTTTATGTTCGAGCCACTCCTTATGTTCAGCCTTAATCTCAGGTTCGGCCATAAGCAATTCGACAGCCAACAGACGCGCTCGATAAAGAGTTATGTTGCGTTCTTCCTTAAGCCGACGCGCTTCCTGATTAAAGCCCTCCTCAAGTTGAGCTTCCATATCTCGTTTCTCTTCTTCTTGTGTAGCTGCTTCTAGTCTCTTACGTGACCAGGGACGGCGCTTAGTCATACAGTCTTAATCTCCAGCCTTAAGTAAAGGAAAGGCCATTGTTCAGTCTATCATGCTTTTAATAATTTGTCAATAGGCTAGTCTTGATTCGTTATTCCTTCGCCCCACAAGAACTATACCCGATTTTATAATATCCCAGAATTGTTACAGGATTATCAGAATATTAGTAGAGAATCCCTGTAAACTACTGATTCTAAAGGATTTAGATATTGACCCTCTACCATAATAAATTGAACTCGGCCCGCGAGCCTCTCAGAAAACTACCCTCTGGTATCTTTTGGTCTTATCTTATACATTTTTATATATATAAATAGAAGAGACAGAGGAAAAGAGTCAAGACTAGAAAAAGAGAGTAAGGGATGTTTTCTAAGCGTTAACCGGGAGGGTTTCAAAATATTATAGAGTACCCTAGACCGCTATCTCCTTTAGAATCAATAGGTTACGGGTTTTTATCATTAATAAAACCCTATTAAAACCCTATCATTTGCTAATCCTGGTATAATAAAAAAGACGGCTCACATATTGCCGGGGCGAATGGAAAACGAATATCCAATAATAAAAAAGCTCCAAGACTAGTTATAAGTGTTCGTTAGGCGAACACTTAACCCCCAGGACGCGCTCGGGCAGCAAGTATAGGGTTAGGTATGGCTTAACGATTTGATGCGTGTATAGGGCAGATATGGGCCAAATAAAGGCATCCTAGCGCAAGGTTAGAAACCCCTATACAGATAAGGAACGAGTGACCTATAAAGTGGACACTAGATAAGATTGTGGATTAGGATAGAAACAGAACATAAGCGACTTGAGGCAATCTTATTAAGAGTAACTTTATCCAGACTCCATTATCTTGGATAGGAGCGCGCTTGAGGTGAGAGGAGCCAGATAAAGTTAATGAGCGTTCATTTACTTCTTATAGTTACGGATAACCAGAGTTTTAGTTATCTATAACCGTGGTGGGCTTTTAGTTATCTATAACCGATGTGGGGGCCAGGTCGAGCGCGACGTTATAGTTGTATCGAGCTAGCACGTTATAGTTGTATATGTATATAAGGAGTAGGTCTTAACCTTATAGTTGTATATGCATAAAATGAATGCCCATTCAGTTTATCTGGCTAGGGCGAAGGGAAGGCGAAGAAAAAAAGTTGCGGGTAGATGCATTTTGTAGTTGACATACGATAATGCTGGCCTCATACTGGTATCACGTTTTGAGAGTGGTTCTTGGAACGGCGTAACGCAGATAAGAAGTGAGCGTTAGATATGCCTGATGAGGCAAACGTAACGACCGAACGCGTGAGGGTAGCAGTAGACTTACTGAAGCCCGAAACGTGCCCGCCAGCACTGAAGAAGTTTTATTCAGACGCTGACCGCGAAGGCATCCGTATGGCAATGGAGAAAGGCCATGTCGTTGCCGAAACCCGTAACGTGAAAGTGTCGAAGGATAAGAGCGGCACGGGTCAGGAAGAGTTGTGGCCCTATATCATCTACCGCGCTGTAGAAGGTCCGGGCATGACGGCCCTGTCGCGCCAGAAGATGAAGGCTGCTACTAAGAAGCCTGACAACTTCGATACGCTCACCGGCAACGATAAGCTCCGTGCAGAGAATGACGCCAAGGATGGAGCTTGCGACTACTTCAATTATGGTTTCTCTCTGACCATAATGCAGCCCATCCGCACTATGCTGACCAACTCGTTGGGCGGCGTGGATAAGGAGATTGACAAGCAGGTTGCTCAGGCCATGAAGATGGGTATCTTCCCATCGGCTGAAGAGGCACGCGCCATGATTATCGCGCAACGCGAGAAGATTGGCCTCGAGATTCCTGCTGAGACTGGCGAGTAGATAGCTCGATACAACTATAAGGGAAGGGGACTCCATATCCCCTCCCTTTTTTTATCTCACCCACCTTATAGGCATATACAACTATCATCCTGATAGCCATATACAACTGTTATGTGCCGCCTCCATGTTATAGTGCTATACAACTAACATGAGAAGCTTCCCGCCTTATAGCTCGATACAACTATAATCCCCATGCTAGTGCTATACAACTATAAGGATGCCTGGAGCGCGCTATAGTGTGATGTAACTATAACATGAGCGACTCGAGGAGATATGGTTATACATAACTAGAGCGCGCCTTATAGCTATACATAAGCGACTTGAGTGGTTTTAGTTATATATAACTGTGTACCCATCCATACGCGCACTATAGTTATAGATAACCATTGTCTTCAGGCTCGAGGGGTCATACTAGTTGTATACGTCTATAAGGCGCATTATAGTTGTATACTCCTATAATAATAAATCGTATATGGATGCGTTAAATACATGCAAATAAATTGTTGCACCGAGCCTTGACTGTGGTAATCTTATTAAGTAAGTCGTAGTTGGTTAGTTGACAACTGAATAACGTAGTGAGCTTAGTTAAGGCTAGGTTTACGGATACGCAGGCATACCTGTTATCTGTCCTAGTCTTTAACTTCTGGCCTCCAGATAAGAAGCCTATGCACCTCTCCGATGTATCAATGTATATGGTTACTAGTGCCATATCATCTGACCCGTGCAATGTCACAGCAGCCTAGCTTATCTGAGACTTCCAAAAAGGCTATCCCCACAGATACCGGAATTGCCTAGCCTTAACTAAGCTCATTACAGAGAGGTAACATGGTAGTAGATATCACGTTCCACAAGACTCCGCCACAGCAGTTCCAGAAGGTCCGCAAGCTCCAACAGAACCTGCACTCGATCATAATCACCTTCTACGACTTGGAAGGTGCCGAGAAGGTGATTCCGGTTAAGGAAACGAAGACGCTGCACGTTTCCAACGACTAGATAAATCAGGGAGGTTAATAGCCTCCCTTTTTTATTGCCCCTTACATTATAGACATATACAACTATAGTGCTGACATAAGCGACTTGAGCCATTATAGCTAGATATAACTGTTATTCTTATCCTCGCTCTCATTATAGTTATAGATAACCGTGGACCCATCCATATGAACTCATCCACCATATAGTTATAGATAACTGAAATGTCAAGGATAAAACAGTATACTTGTGTTAAATATTTATTTTTTATCCTCGAGTTCCTTTTAGTTAGATAGTGGTATTCTGTATGGGTAGTCAGTTGGTTAACGGTTAGTTGATAGATGGAGTGTTTGATATGAGTGAGAACGTAAGAGCAACTCAGGTGAACGCTACGATTGCACGCTACGGTCATGGCGGAGTCGGCGATAAGAAGCCCACCACTAAAGGCGTCTACGTGCAGAATCCCGACGACTGGGCACGTCTCACTGCTTATGCCGACGAACACAAAATGTCGGTGTCGGAAGTTATCTTCACCGGCCTTTCTCTTCTAATTGAGAACAAGTGCAAAACGTGCGCGCGCGTTGCGGAAGTGCTCTCAACTGCTGGTATCACGGTATCTGGCTCGGTCACAGTTAAGGCCGCTAAAGCTAAGAAGTAAGATAGTTGCGACTCAAAGGGGATGCCTATATAGCGTCCCCTCTTTTTTTGTTTCGAGATATGCTTGCTATTCAAAGTAGATAGTTGGAGTACAAAGGATATGATATACATGGCTATAGTATACATGGTTACTATCATAAGCGACTTGAGTTATGGTTGAGTTCTTTTGAAGTTGTATACGCGCATGTAGATACGTGGATGCTCCTACAATAATGTAGCCCTCCCCCTCCTATCCTACAAAAAGGGTCCCATAACTCCCCAGGGGTATAATGTCTATAGCACGTACAAAATCACCACAAGGTATTCCTACGTCTTATTATCTTAGGTGGAAATAACTCTCCATACTTATCCGCGCTCCTTTCCTTAAAGCTGTTATTTTCCTTAAAGCTGTTATATTTGGGTCCCATGTAAGCCACTTCCTCCTTAGGTATCTTTTTATTTAGTTCTGGCATAAAGTGACGTATGAGTTGTCCTTCTAGTTTATTAAGCTCGGATGGACTACAATACCATACGTGTATCTCGTCATTAAGGTTCAAGAAGTGTACGGTCTGGTGAGTTTTGAGCCTCCTTATTATGTTGATGCTTTGGCCTATATACAGGTACCTAGAGTTTTTATACCAGCCATAGATACCGCACTCCGTTATTATCTTAACCGGCAGGACGAAATCAGGTTTCATTTCTTAAGTCTATCACGAAGCTTATTAGATGTCAAGTAGGAAGGACTACGCGCGCTCAGACGGGGATATTAAGTGTTCGCGGAGATAACAATTAAAAATGCTAACAATTTCGCTTATCTTAGAAAAAACTTGACATCCTGGGCAAAAGGGTGTACAATTCTACTTGGCGGGCTATATGTTTATAACTGAAGAAGAAGCGCAGCGTAGACTCAGTAATCCTCGTAATATCTTCTCGGAGTCTTTCTCTGAGGATTCTGACGAGGTAATTGAGAAGGAAGAAGATAAGGACGCGCCTCCTCAGAACGAGATAGATAATATGCTCGACGCTGCTAATGACCCCTATAAGATTAGGCAGCGAGAGAAAGGACTGAGGGGACAGACGAACGTCCAGGTTGCTATCGGGACGGTGAGTCATATCATTGGTTCTGGTTCAGCGGGTCCCCTGTTCGGTTTATCTGAGGGACAGGCTTCGGCATACAAGGAGGGGATATCTTCTAGCGCGGATAGAGGAGTCAATCGTCCTCCAGTGCCGACCAATCCAGATAGAATGAAGCGGATGAGGTCTGTAAAAGAACAGTTGGCAGAGTTGGCGTCTAAGAAGCTCGCTTCTGCTCTAAAGTCACTTACAGACGACAAGATAGATGGCTGTAAGGCAAGCGCGATAAGCGGAATAGCTAAGGATATGGCGACCGTAATGGATAAGGTGACAAAGGAAACCTCCAAGCCTGAGTCTATCCATTTCCACATCTTTAGACCTGAGATGAAACAAGTGAGCGAGTATACGACCGTCCACGTCACCTCGCCACTCATTATCCCGGACGGAGGACTTTAAAGGTAGGTAGATATCTTATGCCCAGACTATCTGGACTCGCTAGGCTTGATGAGGGATTCGACGAGCCGGTTTATCGTAAACCAGAGGGCGCGCGTCCGTCTCTCCTTAAGAAGGTCGAAGCGGCTAGACAGGAAGGTTCCATCCGCAAGATAAAGCAGGATAGGGGATTTGGCTTTATTGCTGGTGATGACGGCCAGGACCATTTCTTTCATTGGTCCGGTATGGAAAAGACAACAAAGAATTTCAGGGAGCTTGAGATACAGGATAGAGTGTCCTTCATAGCCATCAATGGAGATAAGGGGCCGCGCGCTATCTGTATTAGAGTTATTCCCTTGGATTAGAAATGCCTATCAGAAGAGTAAGCGTAAGCAGACCAAAATCGACGTTGCAGAAATTCAAGAGTAGCGTTAACGATGATGGTGCTTACGTTGCTCTATCTGGTAAGCACTCTAAAAAGTCTAAACCCAAAAAGTTAACTTTCGGTTCTAAGCATAAGAGGAGATAGGATGGCGAGTGCTTTTATGAACTCCATCAAAGCTAACTTTAATCCTGCGAAAAAAGGAGAGAAGGGCGGCAAGATAGGTTCGACGCGCACCCCCACTAGGAAGACAGACTCACATAAGCTTAAGCTTGGTTCTAAGTAGATAAGTAAGCTACCCACTTACTGACAACTAACCGTCCTGCGCACGTCCATGCGTATAAGGAGAGACTAGATTAACATTTTGGAAAGCGAGCGTGTTATGACCGAGTTGATGAAAGACGATAGAACCGAAGAGCAAGCTGAAAAAGACGAACTCGTCGCAGCCGAAAAGGAAGCTAAGAGACTCGCAGACGAAGAAGCCAAAAAGCCAGCGCAGTCACCTTTTAGTGGTGGTAACGTCTACATCGATTCCAAAGCTGTAGGCGATAACACGACAATCAAACACAGCTATATCGGAACTGGTCCCCTGCTGGTTCCGTGTACTCGTGGTGAGCAGAAGGCTATCTCCGGTGATTATATTGTTCAGGTCTATACGTTGGACCCGAATGATAACACCAAGGAAAGCTTGTTCACCTTCCTTATCTCAGCCGAAATCTATCAGGTTCTTTTCGACGCACTCCCTCCACCTGCAACTTTTGCAGAGTTCCAGAAGTTCAACGACGATAGAGCAAAGCGTCTAGAGGAGAGGTGGCTTAAAGCGTCTCAGCTTCCTGCTCCTCCTGTAGTTAATAAACCGTCCGCGCCAGTAGTAACGCACCCAGTTCAGCCGACAGTTAATCGCAAGTAATACGATACGGCTCTAGTCTTTGTAGGACACCTTCCTATCTAGACCTGAGCCGTCGTCTTTTTATTTTAACTCTAGCATATGGCCGTAACGACTACGAGGGATGACAGTGGCAGGTATGTTAGAGAATGGAAGCCGACCGATAAGCAGAACGAATTTATCCAGATACCTTTCGAGGTGTTTGAGGGATTCTTTGGCGGTTCGGCAGGACCAGGGAAAAGTGAACTCTTATTTATGCTCCCCGTCCTATACGGTTTCCACGAGCATCAAGGGTTCCAAGGGGTTCTCTTTCGCGAGTCTTATCCGCAGCTTGAAGCGTCGCTGATTAAACGTGCTGTACCAATTTATAATCTGTTTGGCGCAAGTTACGATAGTACGAAGCATGTTTCTACTTTTCCGTCTGGTGCTCAGATACGTTTCAACTACCTCGAGAACGACAAAGACGCGCGCCAGCATGATACTAACGAGTATCAGTATATTGCGTTTGACGAGCTGACATCCTTTAACGAATTTAGATATACGTTCCTGACTTCTCGTGTCCGTAGTATTATCGAAGGAGTTCCGCCTATAGTAAGAAGCGCAAGCAATCCAGGAAACGTCGGCCATCTATGGGTAAGGCAAAGATTTGTAGAAGGAGCACCAGACGGGGGTAAATTACTTTATGACGAAAATTCTGAGACATATCGTATATTTATCCGCGCGTTCCTTACTGATAATCCATACCTTATGCTCAAGGACCCTGGATATCTTAAGCGACTTCGACTATTACCTATTGCGGAGCAGCGAGCGAAAATCTACGGAGACTGGTGGGTCTTCGCAGGACAAGTCTTTACTGAATGGCGAGATCCTTTTTACGGAGTTAAATTCCCCGACGAGCCTAGCAATGCTTGCCATGTTATCGATGACTTCCAGCCGCCTGAGTGGATGCCAAGACTTATGGCCTGCGACTGGGGATATCACCCCGGAAAAGTGTGGGTTGGATGGTTTGCGGCTACTCCCGATAAGCGAGCCATTCTTTATCGAGAGCGGGTCTGGTCCAAAACTAATATCGCTGTATGGGGAGCAGACGTTGCTCGTATCAGCGAGTCCGAGCGAGAAGCTATTAAATCTTTTAAACTAGACCCATCAGCCTGGGCCAAGCGGGGAGAGGAACACTCTATAGCAGAACAGATAATGGACGCCACAGGGATGCCGTGGGATAAAGCTGATAACGACCGCATTGGTGGTAAGCAGCTTATGCACGAATATCTACGTTGGGGTCCTAAGCCGTTAAGCTATAATCCGTTGGTAGGTTACGATGAGGACACTGCATTTAAGATACTCAGGAATCAAGGTCCAGATAGATACAAGGAATATATGGCCTTATTCCAAGAGGAAGAGCCAGAGAAGAACTTACCGAAATTACTTATTTGCAAGTCCTGCACTGAATTTCGTAAGGTTATCCCAGCTTGCGTTTATCCCGAAGAAGATAAGCCTGGGATAAGAGCAGAGGACGTTAAGCAGTTCATAGGCGATGATGCTTACGACGGTGGAAGATATGGAATCAAGGCAATCGATGACTTCTTCAATTTATCGGCAAACGAGGCGGATAAGATTGATAAACTGGGTCAAATCGTTATGGCCTTGGACCGGACGGGGGACTGGAATACCTTCTATCGACAGATGGCAGGATACGATAAAGACTACAGGCGCGCGTCCCAGTCAATTCAACGACATAAAGGGCGATACAACGCGAACCTCTCACGTCGCCTTCGTTTTAAGCCTCACTAAGAAGCAGCTTCAAGTGTTGGCTATTGATTTATACTTCGACCTAGATAAGCAGGAAGAAGCTCTAATCCATGCGCGCACCGACTTACAGCAGCAGGTTGAGCATAGTCAGATGCTCCTTGAGAAGCTGGTAGACGATAAGCTTGCTCCTAAGCAGGAGGCTATACAGACTGCTCCGACAAACTTAGAACCTGTCCAGTCTCGTCGTCCATCCTGGGGTAAGATAAGGCAGGACTACGAAACTAAACAGCGAGCAGCTTATTGGGCACAGCGTATCGCAGACCAAGAAGCAGCAGATGCAGCGGTAGCAGATAAGAAAGTAGCAGAAGGGGAAAGGAACTAACTAATGGCCGCAGCAGTGGCAGTCTATGGGATACCAGTAGGAGTCCCTACGACTATCCTACAGAATCAAGTCGTTGGTCTTCCAAGTCGCCTATCCTTTATCCAGTCTACAGTAGCCATTGATGGTTCTGTGGATGGCGTAACATGGGTGGCTATGACTGGAGCTAATACTACTGGTGTTAGTTCTCCCGCTCGTTTCGCTCGTTGCACGACGGCCGGTGTTACCATACTTTGCAAGCGCGCAGATTAAGAGATTCATATGTTTCCTCCTCAGCAACCGCCTCCTCAAGACCCTTCTATGATGATGCCCCCTCCTGATGCTGGAACTTTGCCACCAGCAGAGGGACAGGACCCGTCTATGGATATGTCTCAGATGATGCCGCCTGAGGAGGAGACACCAGAAGAAGCACCAGCTCCACAGCCGATATATGAGACAGAGGAAGCACGTATCCTCTCTATCCTTATCGATGACTACCTTCTACAGGACCAAGGCCCGCGCGACCTGAACATGAAGGAGTGGAGAAAGCATTTTAACTATTGGGAAGGTTTACAGTATACGGCGTGGGACGCAGGCTCTCAGCAGTGGAAGACACCGGAGCAGATACTAGATGAAGACCCACAATCAGACATCGACCCATCTATCTACGCTAAAGTAGTTAACATCTACAAAGCTCATGGAGAGATTCTTATTGGTGCTCTTTCTAGTGGTGTTCCTACTGTTAGGTTTTTCCCTCTGGATGCTGACGACCACGAGGACATCCAGGCCGCGAAGTCCAGAAGTAAGCTCTCCGAACTAATCCAGAGACATAACAGGTCGAAGCTCCTTATGATGAAGGCGCTTTATCTCCTGTATAACTGTGGGATGGTCGCCTGCTATAACGAGAACAAGACCGACTTTAGATTTGGCAGCTACACGACTCCTGTTTTTGAGGATATCGAAGTTATAAACCAGTCCTCATACTGTCCCCAATGTGGGGCAGAGATGGCTCCTCCTCAGCAACTTCCACAGGGAGAACCACTTCCACCACCTCAGCCGGGTATGTGCCAGAGTTGTGGCTATCAGGGTCCGCCCGAGCAGGATAACCAGCCTGGCTCTATCCAGATGCAGACAGGGGAGACTGACAACCCCAAAAACAGAGAGACTCTAGAGATATACGGTCCCCTGAATGTAAAGCTTCCTCTTTATGTTAAGGAGCTTGTATCTACACCTTACATCTGTCTTGAGGATGAATTCCCTGTAGCACTTCTCAGAGAGATTTATCCTGAGTTTGCTGATAAGATTCAGTCTTCCAATCTCGGTAGTTACGACACCGACATGAGGATTTCCTCAGTCTATAAGGGGGATATTCCTGATGAGATGTGTACAGTCCAGAGATTCTGGTTTAGGCCGTGGGCGCTGAATCTTTATCAGAGAGACCAGGATACAATCAAGTCACTTAAGGAACAATTTACTAAAGGTATCTACTGCGTAAGAATCAACGATAACCTTATAGTAGAGATAGTTCAGGACTCCATAGACGACCATTGGACGCTTGCAGATAACCCATTCGCTGAGACTCTTCATGCGCCGCCTATTGGTCGAGGGATGGTCCCGCTTCAGGATATTGAGAACGAACTTGATAACCTTACGCTGGAGACTATCGAGTTTGGTTTACCGGAACTCTTTGCAGACCCTAAGACACTTGACTTTACGGCGTATCAAAGGCAAGAGATACGTCCTGGACAGGTTTCACCTGCTAGTGCTTCTGCTGGTCGTTCTCTTGGTGAGAGTTTCTATGAAGTCAAGGCTACGACGCTATCGAGAGAAGTAGATATGTTCGCAGAGAGGATGAATAACCGCCAACAGTTTGTGCAGGGAACTTATCCTTCTATCTACGGTGGTACTCAGGAAGGTGGATCTGGAACCGCGCGCGAATACGAATTGTCTAAAGCGTCTGCTCTACAGCGCCTATCTACTAACTGGACTATCTTGCAGGAGTGGTGGGCACAGGTGATGAAGAAGGCGACGGATAGCTTCGTTAAGCACATGAAGACAGACGAGAAGATGGTGCAGTCGAAAGGCTCCAACTTCATTAACGTCTGGATTAAACAGAGCGAGCTTATCGGTCAGGTAGGAGAGGTCGCACCTGAGATTGCAGAACCTTTCCCGATTAGCTGGACTCAGAAGCGTGATGTCCTCCTGAACCTTATCCAGATGAAAGACCCGATGATAGGTTCAGTCCTTGGTCATCCAGAGAACGCAGGACTTATCGCTTCTGTCATAGGCTTGAGCGAGTTGCATATTCCCGGAGACGATAGTCGTAACAAGCAACTCTGGGAAATCTCTCAGATGATATTGGCTGAACCACAGCAGACCGGACAGATGGGTCCTGATGGTCAACCACAGTTGATGCCGTCCATACCAGTTGACCCCGTAGTCGACGATAATATGGTAGAAGCTGAGATATGCAAGTCTTGGCTTCGGTCAGAGGTTGGCATCGACGCTAAAGCCAACAACCCTGGTGGTTACATGAATATCATGAGCCATCTAAAGATGCACGAGTTCTTTAACGCACAAGCGGCACAGCAACAGCAACAGCAGGAACAGGATAGTAAGAACCCCCCAGATAAGGGTGGAGATAACACACAGCGAGAAGGAGCAGTCGAATGACAATTCCGTCCATGCAATATCCTCTCTATGCACCTGAAGATGACGCAGGTGGAGGAGCTTCGTCTGAGTTTGAACAGGACATGAACGACTTGGAGGGTACAGCCGATGAAACAGCAGGAGACGCGACAGATAGTGAAGAGTCGGATAAAGATAGCACTCCTGCTGGAAAGAATAGAGCTGGAGCTGAGGAAGATACGGAAGGTGAGAAGGACGAGGGCGAAGGCGAAGAGGGAGAAGGAGATACTGACGAAGATGATGAGTTAGAGGATATCGAGTCTGGAGAGGGAGAAGAGGAGGAGACTCCTGCTTATGCGCGTCCTCCCATTAAGGCTATTAAGGCAAAGTATCCTGAGCTGTTTAAGGATTTTCCACAGCTTAAGACAGCCTTCTTTCAGTATCCTCACTACGCCGAACTCTTCGCTGATGTTGACAGTGCTAGAGAGGCTGTAGCTAAGGCGCAGGAATACGATACGCTAGAGTCTACGTTAGTAGGGAAGGGCGACGCTAAAGTTCTTCTCTCGACTCTAAATGAGAATAACCCTAAAGCCCTCAAGAAGATGGTTGCGGGTTTTAGTGATAATCTCAAGGAGATAGACTCCGACGCGTATCTTGCGTTGGCGAATCCTATCATCGAAGAACTCCTGTATCATGCAAGCGCACATGGAGTAAAGGTTGGAAATAAGAACCTTCAGCTTGCTGCTAGGCATCTTGCTAACTTTGTTTTCGCTAATGGTGGTGACATACCTGATATCACTAAGAAGACGAAAGCAGCAGAGCCATCAGACGCAGAAGTCCAACTTGCACAAGAGCGTGAGACTTACGCGAAAGAAAAATTCCAGTCCGCGCTCGGAGATGTGATAGAGCTAATCAAGCCAGACATGAACGCTATCCTGGGTAATAAGCTGGAAGGTCTGACTGGCTTTGAACGTAAGCAGATTCTTAAGGAGGCTCGTGCGGAAATCGATAAAATCCTCCTTGGGGATAAGGCTTTTCAGGGTAGCTTAAGGGCACTCTGGAAAAAGGCGGAATCGACAGGATATAGCAGTGAGTCAAAGTCCAGGATAAAACGCGCGTGGCTGGACCGCGCCAAACTCATTGCTCCACAGGTGCGAAATCGCCTGAGACAAGAGGCTGTAAGTTCGCGCACCGGCTCAAAGCGTGAAGCCTCAGACGACAAGGTGAAGCTGAAAGTTGAGAGCGAGAAGAGGACTTTTCCAAGTGGCGCAGGTAAAACTCCGGCAGCAGGTCAACGCAGGGTTCTCGATCCTAAGAAAATCGATTGGCGTAAGACCTCAGACCGCGACATCCTGGACATGAAGTAAAGTGAGCCTTATCGCTGTGTGGACAAGATAGGAGTCTCATTATGGCTGCAATGACCGAGACTCAAGTCGTCGCTGCTGAACTCGAGCGCGTAGACCCCAGGGTTCCTCTGCTCTTCGAGCGGGATGCCATGTTCTACGCGAATATCGAGAAGCGGCCCGTCGAGGTCATCAGCAGTCGAGATATGCGTATTCCGCTGGAGATTCGTCCTGGCGGTTACTTCGGATATTTCGACACTGCTGGTGGTGACCTTGGACGTGGCGCTGGCCCGACGTTTGAGAAGGCAATCATCAACACTGTGAGCTTCAGATATGCCGTTGAATGGCATAAGAAGACTCAGTGGTCGACGGATGACTCGCGCAAGTCCGTAGTAAATGCTGTAAGGCATCTGCTCGCGACTGCAATGAAGGAGTTTCGTCGTAGTGTAGACGCAAACCTGATGACCAAAGGTGATGGTGCTCTTGCCACTGTTACTTCGCAGACTGGAACCGTTGTTACGTGCTCAACTGATGGATACGGAACACGGCTTCTCAGGATTGGTCAGAAAGTTAACTTCTACTCTGCTGACTTTCTCACTTCTCTTACTCCTCTCGATACCGACGAGCGTGAAATCCTCAGTATCGACCATCAGGCCAAGACCTTTACCTATTCTGGTGCTACTATCGCGGGTGTGGTGGCTGGTATCAGAGTGGTTACGTCAGGCTTACGGGGAGCCTCGCCAACTGGGATATTGGGTGTCCCATATCATCATGATGATTCTTCATCTGGTGCCTGGTTGGGACTCTCACGTGCTCAGTATCCTGAAGTCCGTGCTGGCAGGATTACGGCATCTGGTCCATTGGACCTTCCACATCCTCGCCGCGCACTGAATAAAATCGGTGAGCGTCTTGGAATCGAAAACGGCGTTAAGATGAACGCCTGGATGCATCCATGTCAGGTCCAGTCTTATGAGGAGAGCGCGCAGCTCCTTATGCAGATTGACAAGACTCCTTCAGCGACTCAGGGTGCTGACCTCTACTTCGAGATGAAGCAGTTGGCTGGCGTCCCAATCAAGCAGCACTTCAACTGGGATAAGACCCGTGTTGATTATGTTGTCGACGAGGTTTGGGGACGTGCAGAGATGCATAAGGCGGGCTTCTACGAGGAAGAGGGCCGTCGTATGTTCGAGGTGCGTGGTCCTTCTGGTGGTGTTGCAGCGGCGACTATGTTTTATCTGGTCGCGAGCTTCAATACTTACACGAACAATCCTCCAGCGTGTGTCTATATCAGTGACCTGACGGTTCCGACGGGCTACTGAAACAGACTTACTACGTTGGTGTGGACGGCATTGGCGTAGTGAGCGGTGGACTGCTGTAGACTGGGGGGTTTACAGTGGTCCACCACCTTTGAGAGATATATGATTACAGACCTTATCCTTATCGAGTCTATTAACAAGTCGCTTTCTGAGCGATTTAGAGTAATAGACGGTCGTCCTATCTATCGTATTGTCTGGAGCGTGGACCAGCTTGAAACTCGTATTGGGAAGATGCGCGAGCACTATGGTGATATCTTCTTAAGAGAGTATTGGTCTACAGATAAGCGGCCTAAATACTGGTACTTCAAGAATCCGTGCTGGCTCCTAGAGAAGCTTGTGTTCATCAAAGGAGTAGCCGCGCTCAAGGAGATAGTAGCCGAACTTCCAGAATGTGCCAATGGGAGTTATGAGCCTATCTTTCCCTTTGTTGACAAAAATTTTAAGGCACTTCCTGTGAGTCTTCCAGTAGTAGAGATAGTCGTATGGAAGCTCCAGAATCCGACTAAACCTTTAACGCCTTCTCAGTTGGATGACCTCAGAGTTAAGTTGGACGATGAGGAAGTCGAGTACTTCGAGGAGGAGCTTGGTAAGGATGAGCGCGCGCCACTCTTCGTCGCTGACAATGCCGTCTTTTCGTCCACTAACCAACTGAAGTTTAAGCAGCAACGTGGCAGCGGATTCTTCAGCAATAAGGAGTATACAGAGAAATGATTAAAGATGGCGATATTTGCACAGTGATTTCTGTGCTCCCCCTACGCTTAAATGAGAACAAGCCGCTGACGCCAGCGAACTATGTTATCAAAGCTGTCAAAGACCCACAGAAGGATGTGGAAACCCTGATAGTTAAGCGCGGCCACTTTAGGGTCTATGTAGATGAGACAAGACCAGCTATCATAGTTCCAGAGACGGCAGATGTTATCGCTGGTTCTATCTGTCGTGACTTCAAGGTATCCTCCGCTCACTACGAACCTGGAGTAGCAGAGCCGGGACTGTTCTTCGTTGCTGGTGGATATACAAACGAGGAAGTTCTGAGAGAGAAAGATATCCAGCCTGAACTCATTAAAACCAGAAACCTCCAGAACACCTGGTTCAAGGTGCTGGTTTCGACCGCAGATGACGATTGGTCCCGTCATAAGATGCGGCGCATGATCTCCGACCTACAGCGACTTGCTTGTAAGTGTCTTAACCTTGAGCGTCCCTGGGATATAGACCTAGAGGTAGTCAGCTCGGTCAAAATGACACCTTGCAAGTTCTGTAGGGCGGAGGTTCATCCTGACGCTATCATCTGTATGCACTGCCGCGGCATACTTAACATGGAGCGTTACAAGGTTGAATTCGTGTCTGCTCCTGTTTCGGGCTAGACAAGTAACTGTTCGTTTGGCGAACACTTAAAAGGGCTTTATGGCACTGTTGACAGGCTCAGTGATAACAGAGATAAAAGGATTATTGAACGATCCTTCTGGCTCTATTTATCCTGACGTAGCTTTATTGCCACTCTTGAATAAAGCCTATAGAGAGTTGCAAGTTAAGCTAGGCGCTTTAGGTATC